AAAGTCCATTTTTAAGTGGGCACAAAAACAAGATTTTTATAGGCTGCCGGGTAGTAACTCTATAGAAGAAGATCACTTAGAAATAGTTACTGATATAGTTATGAAAACTCTTACAAAACCAAAAAATGTAAGAGGAACTAAAACGCGAAGACCAACGCGTAAAGACAGAGCTGAGACTTTATTAAAAAAAGGGGGAACAAAAGCCGCTAGCCCCTCTAGAAAAACAACAAGAACCCCTAAAAAGTCAAAAGCAAAAGAATCTAAATTTTCTTTAGCCCAGCTAATAGGAGTACTAAATCAAAAACTACCACAAGTAGTTGCAGCAAATATGGAGAGTCCTCGCCTTAAATATCAAACAGGGCGTTTTGCTTCTTCCGTAAGAGTAACGGACATTACTACTACTGCACGAGGGTTTCCAAGTATTGGTTATACTTATATGAAATACCCATATCAGACATTTGAACCAGGTTATAGACAGGGAAGCGTCGAGAGAGATCCAAGAAAATTAATTGACACCTCTATAAGAGAAGTTGCTGCCCAATTTGCAATCGGAAGATTTTATACGAGGAGAGTCTAAATGAGCACAGATGTAAGAAGAATTTACTCTACTCGTCGTATGTCTATTCTAAATGCTTTAACAGAAAAGCTAAAAGAAATCGACGGAGATGGAGAGTTTCATACTAATTTATTTGGAAACGTACATCCTCGTTTAAAGTTTTGGGATGAAGTGGAAGAATTTCCTGCAGTACATTTAAATGCAGGTAGCGAAAGTCGAGATTACCAAGGCGGCGGCTACAAAGATAGATTTCTTAGTGTTACCGTTCGTTGCTATGTACATGAAGAAGATGCAGTTGAAGCTCTTGATGCTTTAATGGAAGATATTGAAACTCAACTTGAAACGCATTCTCGGCTGGCATATAAAGATAGAAGAGGAGCAACACAATATACACAACAAATTTCAGTTATCAGTATTGACACTGATGAAGGAGTTCTCGAACCTTATGGTGTAGGCGAAATGCTTATTGAGGTTCGTTACTAAGAGACGACTGGCAAGAACAAAGGTTCACGTCCAAGCCCTCTCTACAACATAGGAGATAAACTATGGCAACATTACAATTTAGTAGAAATACTAAAGTCTATCTTGAACAGGGCTCAAATATCTGGGAAATTCCTGTACTTGATGGCTATTCATTTTCTCAAGCGACAAATGCTTCAGAGATTACTTTGAACGAAATGTCAAGCAGCGCGGGAGTATCTCGTCGTGCTCGTCAAATGTTTACCGACTCTTATGCACCTGCTGAGTGGTCTTTCGCTTCTTATGTTCGTCCAAATACAGGCGGCTGTGTAGAAGAGGCTCTCTGGGCAAACTTTGTAGCTGTAAACGGGTATACTTCTGGCACTGATACTTGGACTGCCGGCGTAACCAAGTCTAGCCCCTCCACTACATTTGACTTCGATGATTCAAATAGCACTACTCTTGGCATTTTTAATCTATACTTTGTTCTAGGTGCCTGCGGAGATGCAGATGAAAATTACACTAGTGGAGAAGGCAAGTATTCTATTTATAAAATAGAAAACTGTGTAGCAAACTCTGCCTCTATTGATTTTGAAATTGATGGTATTGCTACAATCAACTGGAGTGGTTTTGGTAAAATTATCACTGAAGTTGCAGATTTTGATGCTTCAGGAACTCTTGATACAAGCACTACCTCTACAAGTAACTTTATTCGAAACCGGCTTACTTCTTTAACAGTTACAGCTACCGACAGTACTACCTTTCCCGGTGCTTCAAGCAACGGCGTTTACAACGTAACTCTTACTGGAGGTAATGTTACTTTTGAGAATAATATTACTTATCTAACTCCTGAGACTCTTTGTACTGTAAATCAGCCTCTTGAGCACGTAACTGGTACTCGTAGTATTTCGGGTAACTTTACCTGCTATTTGGATGGAACTACGGGCGGAAGCGAAGATCTTTTCGAAGATATTATCGAAGCAACGAGTACTGTTACAAATGAGTTTGCTTTGTCTTTCTCTATTGGAGGAGCAAATGCACCTAAAGTTGTAATTTCAATGCCTCAGTGTCACTTGGAAGTCCCTCAGCACTCTATTGAAGATGTTATTTCAGTAGATACTACGTTCCACGCACTACCAAGCACAGTAAGCGAAACCGACGAAGCAACTATTGCATACACCGGCGCAGCTTAATTATATACTTGACTCAAAACCCGCTTCGGCGGGTTTTTTATTACTCCTTCAAAAAAATACTTCTTGACTTTTTAGCTTCTCTAAACTATAATTACAAAATAAATAATTTTTTACTCTCACAAAAAAGGATATATAAATGAGCGATTCACCCGTATCTCTTGCGAGTCTAATGACTCCAAGCAAAACTGTTTCAATAGACTTTCCTGGTTTTACAGGTATGCAAGTAGACTTATGTTATCTTGCCCGAGAAGAGCTGCTGAAGCTTCGTAAAAAGTGTGTTACTACAAAATATGACAAGAAAACTCGTCAACCCGAAGAAGTATTAGACGAAGATAAGTTTCTTGTTGAATACTGTAAATCAGTAATCAAAGGCTGGTCAGGGCTAAAATATCGTTACCTAGAAGAGCTTCTTTTGGTAGATGTTTCGCAATTTGACCCCAATGATGAACTTCCCTACACAGCAGAGAATGCAGAGCTGCTAATGAAAAACTCAACTACCTTTGATACTTGGGTTACGGAAAGTGTAGGTGACCTTGAAAATTTTACTGGGAACAAGTAAGGCAAATTCAGTCCTTACTTAATCGCTTTGTACAGGAAGAAGATGTAAGCTTTGATGTAAATAAGTATCTGCTTCTATGCGAACAATTAGGTCAAGAACCAGACCCTGCCAAAATGCCGCTCGAACCTTCTGATTTTCCAGAAGAGGTTCAAGTGGCATTTTTTATGTTTTCTCTACTACCAGATCACTGGGAAGGTATGAGTGGAACATATATGGGAAAGTATTGGGACGGTATAGATTATTTTTTCAAACTATACGAAATAGAAAATCCCAAAATTATATTATACTTAATGAAACTGTACGAAGGGTCGATAGTTTCATATAGAGCAGAAAAAGCCGAGAAAAAACGAAAAGCAGATGAGCGAAAAGCAGGCGGTGGAAAAAATTACACCCATAATGTAAAAGGCTAATGGCGAAGAACAAGATAGAAATTGATGTCAGAGTAGACGATAAAGGTACTACTAAAAAAGTCGCGCTCGCATCAAAAAAAGCTGCACAAGGGTTAGATAAAGCAAGCAACTCCAGCCGTACTTTTGATAGAAATTTAAAGGGAGCAGCACAAGCTTCTGCTAACGGCACTAAAAACTTCTCAAAAATGGCTCAGGGAATGACCGGAGGCCTTGTTCCTGCTTATGCTGCTTTTGCTGCTCAAGTTTTTGCTCTAACTGCCGCCTTCGGGTTTTTAAAAAGGGCTGCGGACTTAGAAAATTTAAGAAAGTCACAAGTAAACTTTGCCCAATCTTCTGGACTAGCAATTAAATCCCTTACAAGGCAATTGCGAGAGGCCTCTGGAGGAATGTTAGGATTCCAAGAAGCTGCTCAGGCCGCAGCTATTGGTGTTGCTAAAGGTTTTAGTGGGTTGCAACTTGAGCAGTTAACCGAAGGTGCTGCCAAAGCGGCCGGGGCTTTAGGAAGAGGCTTTGACGATACTTTTGATAGACTTCTTAGAGGTGTTTCTAAAGCTGAACCAGAATTACTAGATGAATTAGGTATTACTTTGCGACTTGAAGAAGCTACGCAACGATATGGAGATGCTATTGGTAAGTCAAAAGATCAATTAACTGCAGCAGAGCGAAGCCAAGCTGTATTTAATGAAACAATGAGGCAATTAAATGCTACTTTTGGCGACCAAGATACCTATGTAAACCCTTTTATAATCTTATCAAAAACTTTTGAAGATATTATACAAAAAATACAAACTAAACTTCTTCCCGCTTTTACGGCTTTTGCAAATGTTATAAATCAGAATGCGACTGCAGCTGCAGTAGCTTTTGGCGCTCTCGCAACTATTATTCTTGCTAATATTGCGGGTCTCGGTCCCGCTCTTAAATCTGTAATGGTAGGATTAGGTTCTGGGTTTATGAGCAGCTCCCGTAGTATACGAGATACTTTTACAGGACTTACAGAAGCTGTGGGAAGCGGAATTAGTAGAGCTGCAAAAGCAGCAGTATATGAAATTGAATTTGCAGAATTAGAACTTACTGAAAGACTTGAAAAGTTAGGAGGTGCAAATGTTAAAGGTGCTGCGGGTAAATTGCAAGCAGGCGGAGTAAGTAGTGTAACTGTAGGTAAGTTAGCTGCAGGAGAAGAAGTAACCCCTCGTGCACTAGGCCGGCTAAAGAAAGACCTACAAAGAGTACGAAAAGAGCTACAAGATACTGGAGAAGTTGCAAAAGGAGCGTTTGCTGGAGCAACTCTAGAAGCCGTAGATGACTTAGAGGCAGAAATTGAAAAAATCGGAAAAACTACTTTAAGCACTAAAGAAAAAATTCAAAAATCATTCGGGAAAACGACAGTTAATGCATTGGACAAAGTATCCAGAGCCGCAAAAAGAACTGGCCAAGCCTTTATTCTTGTAGGGAAAGGAGCAAGAATAGCTGGAGGCGCTATAAAAGGTATGACAAAAATAGCTACTAAACTATTTTTAGTTGCGGGAGTTGTTTCAGCAATTATAACTGCCTTTGAGAAATTAGCTACTACTCCGATTACTGTAATAGACGGATTTAAGTCTTTTCTTTCTGGGCTCGCAAAAGGTCTTCAAATAGCTTTAAACTTATTTGCAGATGGACTAAATGCTCTTTTAGATAATTCTGTGGTAAGAAGATTATTGGGCATAGAAGAGGGGGAGAGAGTTATAGGTAGATTTACTTTTGCGGATGATATTGATACGAAATTAAACGCTTTAGAAGAGAAAGCCCTTGCAGTTTTTGGACTAGATAGAGAAGGGCTTCAAGGAATAGAAGACAATACTCGAGCTCAACAAGCCCAAGAAGAAGCCGTTGCAAATTTACGAGACAGATATGCAGAACTACGCACAGAAATAGATACTATTACGGCAGGTATCAAAGATCAGGAAGATCCTTTTAGAAAAACTCAACAAATTGCAACAGCAATTGCAACTCTTCCAATTGAAGGGGCCCTAAAAAAAGCCGCAGAATCTGGTGATTTTGGTAAAATATTCGAAGAAATTTTAGGAGATGTAGACCTTAGCGCTTTAGGCATCCCCTTTGCAACTGCAGTCGCAGAAAACAATATTCCTAAAATTCAAGAACTTAGTGCAGCAGCAACTACTTTTAATGCTAGTTTAGCTTCGATTAAAGATGCGTCAGCAAGTTTAAGGCAAGATATCGGAACAGGAGATCCGCTTGGTGCAGAAATACTTTTAAAACAGCTAATTGCTGCTGCAAAGGCTGGAGATGCCGCCGCTATAACTCTTGCTAGAGAGGGAGGACTTTTAGATCTTTTAAATGAAAATGCAGGAACAGACGCAAAAGGGCTACTTGCAAGTTTACAGAGAGTGCGTCTAGAAATGGAGTCAATTGCAGATGATAAATCAGCTCTTCAAATAACTCAAGTTAAACAATCAAGAGCTCCCGGAGCTGTGGGCAGGCAGCAAGGATTAGATTTTGCAGCACAAGAGGCAGTTATTGCAGTACGAGAAAAAACAGCATTATTACAACAGTACCAACTTGCAGGTCAGAATCTTGCAGGAGATGAGCTACTGCTACACCAACAAGAAGTAGCTCGAAGGCAGAGGGAGATAGCATTACTGGAAGAAAAAGCAACCGTAGCCTCCACGAATGCAACAGAAATAGGACAACTTGGAATAGCTGTAGGAGACTCTCTTGCTTCTAGTATGCAAAGTGCTTTTGATGGTCTTATTCAAGGCACAATGACTGCAAAAGAAGCATTTGGAAATATGGCAAAAAGTATGCTAAAAGCAATAGCAAAAGTTATTTCAGAATTGCTAGTAGCAAAACTTCTTACTGCTGCTCTTGGAGGCACTTCATTCGGAAACTTCTTAGGAATCCCCAAAAGTCGCTATGGAGGAGTTATAGAAGAAGCACGAAGCGGAGGAGTTCTATCTCAGGGCAAGAAAATGCCGGGTTATTCTATGGGCGGTGTCGCAAGAGGTTCTGATGCAGGGTACCCTGCAATACTTCACGGAACAGAAGCGGTTGTGCCACTTCCAAACAATCGTTCAATTCCTGTAGATTTAAAAGGTGCAGGACAGCAAAATAATGTAACTGTAAATGTTTCTGTAGATTCAAATGGCAATGCTCAACAAAACTCTCAGTCAAATGGGCAACAAGGCGAAAATCTTGGAAATGCAATTGCAGCAGCAATACAAAAAGAGTTGCAAAATCAAAAACGTTCGGGCGGAATACTTAATCCGTATGGAGCCGCGTAATGGCACGACAATATAGTTTTACAATAAGCACAGCAGACTTACAAAGTATTTTTGGAGATACAGGAAGAACTCAAAGTTACGAGGTTAAAGCAGATAGAGGATTGAATCGACAAGTAAGTTATTCTTTACTAACTGCAAATTTTGGAGATGGATATGAACAAAGAGCTTTAGATGGTATAAATACTAAGCAAGAAGGTATTTCTATTTCTTTTAATAATAGAAACTATAAAGAAGCCAATCTAATTGCTGCTTTTTTTGATTTAAAGCAAGGATTAAACTTTGATTTAAAAGTAACAAATACTTTATTTGACCCAGAAAATACCACATCCGATGGAACGCCAGAAACAATTCGCGTTGTATGTGACAGCTATAATTTAGTATATGTCCACGATACTGCAGTTTCTATACAAGCAACACTTAGACGAGTTTACGAGCCCTCATAATGGTAGATTTAATTGATACAGTACAAGACCAAGAAATAGATGATGCTTATTTAGAGCTTTTTGATATTAATTTACGTTGGGTAAATTCTTCTGGAACTATACAGACGGACAGAGTTCACTTAGTTGATGGGCTTGATAACGAGAATTTAAATTTATGGATGCCTTATGATAATGCAGGAACCTTAGTGTGGGCGGAATATATTGCTTGTCCTATACAAATTTCCGGAGTATCTATGTCTGCGGCGGGGGCAGCAGCTAGACCTACCCTAACCATAGCGAATGTAGTTTCTTTAGTTAGAAATATAAGTGGGTATGATGGGCCGAGCTATGGAGATGGGGATTCTGATGAAACTAACTTTTCTGGAGGAGGCAGCTATAACGAAGATGCCAATACAATTCTTGCAGAGTTAAATATTGCAAAAAATGAAGATATTTTGGGTTCGACTGTAACTCATAGAAAAACTCTAAGAAAAAATACTTATGTACAAATAAGTGGAACTAAGTACACCTATGAAGATAGAAGTACTCCCGTGACAGGTATTCCTACTCCAAAAGAGTTTCCTTCTGGAAAATATGTTTTAGATAGAATTTCTGCAGAAAATAATATAATGGTAGAGTTTGAATTATCTAGTCCTTTTGATGTACAAGGAGTAAAAATTCCAAATAGATATGTAATTGGCAAGTATTGTCCTTGGGATTATAGAGGGGCTGCTGGAGCAACAAATTCAATTAAATCAGGATGCACTTGGAATGGTGGAGGCTTCACCATAGATAATGAGCCAACTACTGCTAATAGTGCAACGGATGTATGTGCAAAAACTGTGCAGGCTTGTAAGCGTAGATTTCACGGAGGTATTAATACTGATAGCGATATTCCGTTGCCTTTTGGAGGATTTCCTGGAAGTCGTAAGTTTAAGTAATGATTGAAGAAATACAAGAACATTTTGAAAAAGAATACCCACGAGAAGGATGTGGAATAATTGGAATTGTAAAAGGTAAGAAAAAGTGGTTTCCTTGTAGAAACGTAGCAGAACATGAAGATGACTTTGTACTTTCTTCAGAAGATTATTTTAATATAGTAAAACGTTGTGATATTCTGGCAATAGTGCATAGTCATCCGGATGCAAGCAATGAGCCTAGTATTACCGACACGAACTACTGTAATGCATTAGGAATACCTTATTGGATATTTAGCTATCCTGAAATGGATTTAAATATAGTAGAACCACAAAAACTTAGTCATCCTCTTATAGGAAGAGAATACAGTTTTGGAAGTGCAGATTGTTTTGAAGCAGCTAGAGATTGGTTGGCGAAAGAAAATATATTTATTCCGAAACGAGAGCCTTTTGAAGATAATTGGTGGGAAAAAGGATTAAACTATTTTTCGGAAAAAAGAATGAACGAATGGAATTTTAAAAAAGTAGAGAATCCAGAAAAAAATGATGTATTACTTTTTCAAGTTCAATCAGATGTTCCAAATCATTGTGGTATTTATATAGGAAACAACGTTTTCTTTCACCATGCAGAACATCGTTTGTCTTGTAGAGAGCCCTTAAATGCTCTGTGGGTAAAATATTTAGCAGGAGTTTATAGATATGATTCGTAAGGTTTATTTAGACGGAGAAATGGCAGAAAAATTTGGCTCTGAGTTTACTATTAAGGCCAAGACTACTGCGGATGTTTTTCGAAATCTTGAGTGTAATTTTCCAGAGATGAGACAATATCTTATGGAATGTCATGAAAAAGATATTGGATTTCTATGCCAAGTAGGAGATGAAGCTCTACAGGATGAAGAAGAGTTGCTTCTTTCGTTAGGCGAAGGGGATGTATATATTTCTCCACAGCCCGCAGGCTCTAAAAGTGGTTTAGGAAAAATACTTGCAGCAATAGCAATTGTAGCAATTATGTTAACCCCCGGCCTTAGAGAATTCTTTATTACTACTAGTTTAACTTCAGTGGGGCCATATGCCGCAACGTTTTCCTATGGCTTAACAACAGCAGGTTTAGTTGCTGCGTCACTAGCAGTAAACTTAGCACTTACAGGAATACAGCAGATGATGGCTCCCGATCCTTCTGTAGATGATTTTAATAATGATAAAGAAACAAGCTATTTATTTCAGGGAGCAGAACAAAATGTTATAGAAGGAGACCCAGTGCCTGTAGTTTATGGACAATTAAGAGTACCAGGTAGACCAGTAGGCTTTGAAGTTAGAAATAAAGAGGGAGTATTTTCAAACACGTACAGTAATGGGGGCACCTTTGGCAACTATGGACCCTGGAAAGCATATGGCTACGATAAAGACTAAAGCTAAAATAGAGAATTATTTATGACTACACCAGTAAAAAGTAACCAGCAACATATTTTTATTCATGATGCTATCTGTGAAGGACCAGTAGAAGGACTTCTTTACGGAGAATCTTCTGTATATTTAAATAATAATCGTGCTCGCCCTTTAAACCCCGATGCTCCGTATGCTCCCTTAAATGGTAAAATTGAATTCACAAGTACTTCAGATACTACAGGATCCTTATCCTCTAATATACCAGGTAAATATGTAGGTACTCCTAATAACACGAATTATCTAGTAATTAGAGGAGGAAGTATTGAAAAAAGTGGAACTCCTGTAAATAATAGTGGAGTTTTTACTATAACAGGAGATGCTAGTTTTACAAGTGCTTATACTACTGAAGATAATCTAAATAAAGTTATTGCGCTTGTTTCAACTGATGAAAGTAATCAAGTATACTTACTAGGAGAAGGAAAATTAGACGGAACTAAATTGACGTTCACTCCTTTAAATCCTCAGTATGATACTGCAATTATTGTTCAAAATCAAGATTACAAAGTTCAATTACTAGAAACTTTAGAAATTTCAAGCATCGCTGTAGACAGTATTACAGTTACAAGTGGTCCATCTTTAGGAGCTAATGGAAGTAGTCCATATACTTATTATATTTCTGGCTCAATACAACCAGATGCGGAAAATCCTGACGCAGATGCTCCTTCAGTACAAAAAGTAAAAGTACAGTTTAGAAACGGCTCGACCATACAAGATCCAATTGTAGAACTAAACGGTGTAGGAGGAGGCTCTTCTTATACGGGCAATCCTCAAGATGCTACTCCCCAGCAATTAAAACAGCTTAATGTCGCTGCTTGGAATGCTTCACAGTCAGGTACTCCTGAAAATAAAGTCCCAAAGTCGGACACTCCCGCAGGAGACCCATTCCCAAGGTACGAGGGAGGTAATTATCCTGAAGGAGAGAGTATTGCTACTGAAGGAGCCATATCTCCCACAATTATTTCTGCAACGGATTTTGGAGTAGCTGAATCTAGCATTCCTTTACTTGATGAAGTAAGAGTAAGTATTAGTTATAACTCTTTGTATGCAATAAGTAAAAAAGACGGAGAAGAAACTACAAATACTGCTATTTATTTATTTCAAATTCGAAAAAAAGCACCTGGCGCCAGTACGTTTAATGAATGGCAAAATGCTTTTAGTGACGGGGGAGACACAACTGTTGGGCAAATAAATCACACAGCAAAAAATAAAAGTGCGATATCTTTTGAGCATTTTATTGACTTAGAGTTTATTAAGCCTTTTGAGGATTTTGAAATACGAATTACTCGACTTACTCGACATAAGGGACGAGCGTGCTTATCCCAAGGACAAGATGCAGGAGACGATCAAGAGCTTGAAGCGGGTGATTCTACATCATTTATAAGTAATATTACAGCTATAAATAGAGATAAATTTTCGTATCCTCATACTGCTCATGTAGGAATTTTTTTAGACTCTCGTGAGTATAGTTCTGTTCCTAAAAGAAGTTATGAGATGCGAGGTATGCGGGTGCACGTACCTAATGGATATATACCCAGAGACTATTCGAGTACAGGAGATGCTACTTATCCTGACTTTTGGGATGGCACTATGTCTCAATCTCGATTTTATACAAATAACCCTGCCTGGGTATTTTACGATATAATTGTTAATGACCGTTTTGGTGCAGGAGAATGGATAAAAGAAGACGATGTAGACCTTTATGCTCTGTATAGAATTTCTAAATATTGTGATGAGTTAGTAGACGATGGAAAAGGAGGTACTGAGCCTCGCTTTACAGCAAACTTATACTTATCGAAAGCTACTGACGTATACAAAGTTTTAAAAGATATGTCTACCATTTTTACATCCTTAATATATTGGATGGATGGAAAGATGACTACAATTCTCGATGCCCCAGGAGACCCAGTTTATAACTTTTCTAGAGCCAATGTACTTGATGGAGCATTTAGTTACGAAACTACTGGTCAAAAAACAAAGACAAACCAAGTTGTTGTTACTTGGAATGACCCGGAATTAAACTATGAACAGAGCACTCTTGTAATAGAGGATAGAGCCTCTATAGTAAGAGAAGGGCGCATAATAAAAGAGAACGCCTTTGCCTTTGGTTGTACTTCAGAAGGCCAAGCACAAAGATATGGAAAATGGAAGCTTTTTACCGCTCAAGGCCAAACTGAGATTATATCTTTTAAAACAGCATTAGAGGGTGCTTTTATTCGTCCTGGAGATATCATACAGGTACAAGATACTGCTCGATATGGAGCAAAATTTAGTGGTAGAATTGCAAGCGCAACGAGTACCAATGTTACTTTAGACAGACCGGTTACTCTAGGTTCCTCAACCTACGAATTGGCTGTAATTATAACTGAACCTGCTGCTTTTTATGTCGGAGAAGGTACTGTAAATATAAGAAATGCGGCTGATGATGCTAATGAAGAAACTTATACCAGAGGAGAACGAATAACTCGTGCTTGGGTAGATGATAATAATAATGGTACTCGAACATTACAAACTGTAGATACTGAAGCTAAAGCATCTAATGCGTGGACTAAAGAAACAGGCGGAGAATTTTTACCCACTACTTGGAAAGAGGATTCATATGTCGAAAGCAAGTCTATTAGTAATAATCAGTCAGATGTTACTAGTCTTACCGCAAGTTTTAGTACGACTCCAACCGCTAATTCAATCTGGGTAATCACAGAAACAGAGAGTGGAACTCCTACTGCTGGCTCTGCAGACCTTTATAAAGTACTCAGTATAGCTCAAGACGATAAAAATATATATAGTATTAGTGCAGTAGAACATACAAATGACAAATATGCCTACGTAGACAATCCAGATTCAATATTAGACTTACCAAATGATGTCTTTCCTACAGAGCCAGAATTTGCTGTTGCTCCAACACAAATTCGTGTATTGCAAACTTCCGATGCCTCCCGTCCCGATGAAGAACTTCAAATAGAATGGGATTATCCTGCTTTAGTAGATGTAGGGGGCGGGGAACTACAAGAAACTACTCGATATTTAGATGGGTTTGAAATAGTTCATAATGTTCCCGGAATTGAAAGTCCTGTAAATGCAGGAAAACGAGCACGAAATTATACTTTTACTAACGTTCCAGACGGAAGTTATTTTTTTAGAGTACAGGCTATTTCTATATCTGGAAAGCGATCGGACTGGATAACTGCACGTTATCTTGTAGACGACCCCTTCAGTGATAATGTAAATAGAATTAAAGGGCTTCAGACTGAAGGTTTAACTACTCATTTTCCTTATATTACTAATCAAACCGGCATTCTTGGAGCTATACGGGGAGCATATGATACTACAGGTAGTGTAACATATTCCACGAATGATGTGGTTACCGACGGAGGTCAGAGCTACTATTTAAGTGGATCTGATACAAATGTAGGTCATGTGTCTGTTTCAGCGGATAACACAGCAACTCCAGGAACTTGGACAGAGTATAGTGCAGGAATACTTAAATTTAATGATTCAGGTGAAAATGTAGTTCTTGCTCCTAGCAAATTTAGAAGTGACGAAACTGTCTCATTAACTTCTGGGTATACTCTTGATTGTAGTGCAATAAACTCTCTTGGGACTAACTTTCCTGGAATTCCAGGAGGTAATCCTAGAGTAGCTTATGTTGTTTTAGACCACGGCTCTTCTGCCTTGAAACTTATTAAAGCAGATTTTGATGAAGCACTTAATCTATTTTATTGGCAGGATTTAAGCATCTATGACCCTACAGACACAAATGCTGTATGGAGTGCCTTAACAGGAACTGCTACTGTAGCTGCGGGATCAAATAAAGTAGTAGGCACTGGAACTACTTTTACCTCGCTAAATAATTTAAACAAATTAAAATTTAGCACTACAGGTTCTTCTATTACTCCAAGTGGGATAACTTGGAGTAGTGGTATCGCTACTGTATCGGCTACAGGACATGGATTAGTTGTAGGAGATATAATAACTATTTCCGGAGCTAATCCTGAAGGATACAATGAATATACTGTTACAATTTCTTCAGTCGCTAGCGATGGCAACTCCTTTACTTACTCTATAGGAACAGACCCCGGCACATATGTTTCTGGAGCTAGTATTACGCCCTATACTTTTTATGAAGCTGCAAGAGTTGCATATGTAGAGAGTGATACTGTTCTTTATTTAAATCGCAAACTTGATCAGGACACTCAGTTTAGTGGTACTGTACGAGTACAAGAATATGCTCCAGATTTTCGTAGAGATGTTATAATCGGACAAGTATTATACAATACTACAAACGGTAACTATAGATTTAAAAACTTTTTAACCTTAGACCCAAATCTTACAGCCGCTCGCTCAGTCTTTCTTGACTCAAATGTTGCTTATGCTCAGTTTGACCTAAGCAATAATCCTATTCTTCTTCCCGATAATATTATTGTTGATGCTACTGCTACAGGTTTTGAAAATCCTGAGTTTAAGATTACATACGGAGGAACTGGGGATGCTAACTTTACAGCAGAAGATACAGATTTTTCTACAGCGTCTCCTAACCCTTTTAAATACGAAAAAACTATATATACAAATACAGGCTCTAATGACCTATCATATGGTGCAGGAGCGGCGTACGAAATAACAGTAACAGTAAGAGAGGCAAATGACCCTGGGAATACTGATAAACAAAGAACAGATACTTTTGATATAGTTAAAGTAGATAATGTAGCTGCGGGCTCTGGAGCAAAAATTGTAACCCTTGAACTGGAAGACTATAGTATTGTATACGATGCTGATGGAGAAAACCCTTCCTTTAATAGTACAACCGGAAACGCAGGTGATATTACAATTACTGCTACAGCTTCTCCAGGCTTTGCGAATCCTTTATTTAGATTTACAATAGATGGTACTCAGGGCAGCTGGGTTTCTTCCGCAACTAATACTTCTACGGAAACGTATACTGTTCCTACTAATATTTCTACGTGGGGTTCGGGCACTGGAGGTACTCGTGTATTTAGCGTGGAAGTTGCTGAAGAGCCTACTTCTTGGAGCCAAGGAGTAAATGATCCTACTGCAATAGAAGCCAGTGATAGTGTTAGTTTACTTGCTGTTCAAATAGGTCAAGGCGGCTTAGCAATAATACTATCAAATCCTACTCACTCTCTTACTGCTGATGATACAGGAGTCGTATCTAGTAACACGGATTCTGGTACTGATATTGAAGTATTCGTAGGTGGTGTAGGCATAGATTATGTTACATCAAGTCCGAGTTTAGGCCAGTGGACAATTTCAAGTATAACTGATACTGGCGGCACCGATATTACTCCTGGAACCCCTACTACATCAGGAACAGGCCCAGTAGTGGCGAGTGTGCCCGATCATACTTTTAGTTCAGTAAATGCACTTGACGATCAAGAAGCAATTACTTATAATATTACGGTTCCTCAAGGATCTGGCAAGGCCGATTTAACAGCTCAAGCAATACAAACTTTTAGTTTAGCAAAGGCAGGAGTAGATGGAGAAACAGTAGTAGGACCTACTGGGCCTACTGGAGGAGCAGGCGCGACTGGAAAAAGAACTATACAAGGGTATTTGTATTACGAAAAAACTACAGCAAACGCTCCTAGCGCACCTTCTGGAAATACTTATACTTTTTCTACGGGTTTAGTATCTGGAACAGGCATAAATGATGCAGGAACTACGAATGTTTGGAGAAACAGTCCAACAACTCAAGATCCTACCTCTTCAAATACTCATTGGACTGTTCGTTACTATGGAACAGAAGCCACTGCAGGTGATACTACAATATCTGTACAATATAGTAATGTAGTTCAATACACAAACTTTGACGGAGTTGTTACCTTTAGTAATGGAACTTTTAGCAGTGGGACTACAGCATTAAATGTTCCGGGAAGCTCAACGACCTCTATAGACGGGGGAAATATTACTACTGGAAGTATAACTGCTTCTGCTATGCAAATTGGTGAAACAGGGCTTACAGACTCTCGTATGCTTCTTTTAGACGATTCTCTTAAAATTTTCGAAGGCACAACTTTAAGAGTACATTTAGGAAGATTAGATAATACTACTACATAACAACACCCCCGAAAAATAATACTTGACATAGCACCTCCCCGCTGCTATAATTTGAACAATGGAGGAAATTTAAATGGCTGCTGGTAGATACAACATTGAGATAGACCAAGG